GGCACTTTAGAAGGTTTCTTATCAGGTCCCTCCGGAATAGTCTCTGGAACAGGTGTTTTCGGTGTTTCTGATTCTACAGGTGGCGTTTTTCCGTCAGGGCCCCTAGGAACATTTGGTGGTCTTTTTGGAGCGTTTTCCTTTGGTGTTCTTCTATCAGCTTCAGGAGCATCTGCTATATTGTTATTAGGTTTTCCAAATGATGTATTATCATCTAATAAATCTGCCAACTTTTCTGCTATAGCTGTTGATAATTTTTCTATATAAGCATCTTCTTTTTGATTTTTGTTTTCTGGTTCTAATCCCGAGGCAAAAATATTTTTAGGTTTATCTGTATCAACTTTACTATTAAGTAGTTTATCTTCTGATATAAATTTGTATTGTCCTGATTTTTTATTAAACTCCATATATTTAGGACCACGTTTACTAAAATTTATTTTTAATGATCCTTCTACAATTTTGCGCATTAATCTCACTTCTTGCAATATTGTATTGAATATGGCATTACTAGGCTGTATTAATTGTGTTGGTAAGTCTGTTTTAGGTTTTTCATATATTTTTTCAATATTTTCTAATTTTGTTGGTTCTTCTTTTTTAGGTTCTTCGTTAGTTTCAGGTTTTAAAGATTTTGAAACTAATTGCTCTTTTTTAACATCTATTGGTTCGCTAGGTGATTCTTTGGTATTAGGGCTAGATGATTTTTTATTCAATCCAGTCATATATTTTCCATAGCTAACAAATTCTTCAAAGAATCCTTTTGTAAATTCTTTTAAATCCTCACCAAAACTTCTATTATTTAAATCTAATTTATCTAGATTTAGTTTTTTGGTTTTGCTAGATTTCTCTCCGTCGCCTACTAATTCTTTCAAAAGTGCTATTTGTTTTTTATTATGTTTTACTAATTCAAGTAGTAACGAGTTTGTATCTGAAGCAATTTTATCTTTTTTATCAGATTTTGGTAACAGAGCAGTTACACTGCTCTGTACTGACTGCGTTGTTGCCATTTAAACTGGTCTTCTTACTATAGGTCTGATTCCATCAGAAGCAGGCGCCCCCACAGGTTCAGCTAAATGCATATTAGAATCAGATTCAGCATAACTTACAGGCATAGGTCTAGGCGCCATATTCTGTTGAGCCGGAATAGCAGATCCAGTTACTGGTGTTGGACCAGGTGTAAATTTAGGTGGCTCTGAACTTAATGTAGGTGTAGCCACACCGCCAGCTGCCCCAGCAATTTTTTCCTGTGTACGACCAAAAGCGCTTACACCTAATACAGCGCCCATAGCTACATGGAATAGACCACCACCTTGTAATGTTATGGGTACCCATTGTCTAAATGCATCATTGGCTGCTTGTGTTTCCCAAAATTGTACAATAGTAAACATAATGGGGAAGATAGCGAAATCAGCTAAACAACATAGCATGTACATCATAGCCATCATCGGACGCCATTTTTTAGTCATCCAATCTTCTTTATTTTCATTTCCAGGTATAATTGCGCTGTCTTCTTTTTTTTCTTCTTCAACGGAATTATTTTTATTTTTACCGAACATATCAACCCCTTTGCATTTGTTTTAATCTTAGTTTATCATTTTCTTCATTTATATAATTTATTAGCATACCCACATAAATTTCTCTTTCCCACGGCAACATGCTTTCTAATTCTGTTAATGAATACTTATGATGATGTATTAACGAAAAATTAAGCTGATAATAATTTACTAAACTATCGTGAGAAAGAGTTAAACGAAAAAATTTTGTAATCCTTCTATATCATATTCATGATGCTTACCACAATTATTACAATTTTTGTCTATTTTTTGTTTTACCTTAGGCATTGTACTAAAGAAATTTTCTAATTTATCAAACTGTTCTTTGGTAAAATTATTTAAAAATTCTATAGATTCCTGCTGGTCTAGATTTTCAAAAACTTCATCTTGATTAAATACTTTATCTATACATTTAGCTACAACTTCTATAACTTTTTCAGTTTTTAAATTATCATAGATATCTACTAATTCATCAAATTTAGGATACCGCATAATTACGCCTATGTTATCGGTTATCATTATTTTGTTGTTATGAGATTCTATTTTGTCTATTATTGCGTTATTTAAATTCAATTCAAAATTTATTTTTGCTCCGCAATCACAATTAATATTCAAATTAGCAATTTCACCTATAGATTTTGCTCTTAGTTGTAAGAATAAATATTCTACATCGAAATGAGCAAGTTTGTTTATATCTAGTTTATTAAAGGTACAAGCATCTACCAATTCTAATACTATTCTAGAAATTTCTTGAACATCAGTCTCTAGTGCCGTAAGTAATATTTTATATTCTTTAACTAAAAAAGGTCTATATTTTACTTTTACTCCGGTAGACGGTAAAACTAATTCATAAGTATGCACATCTAATGCAGGTAATGCCATAAATTCTCCTCACTATTGTGGAAACGTATTCTCCGGTGTATAGTATGGTTCGCTAGGTTCAACGTAACCTCTACCATTTCTAGGATCAGTTCCTGTTAATGTTGTTTGTCTAGTTTTATATGGATCAAATTTTTGTATTCTATTAGGCGCGGTGGTTCCACTAGATAATGAGTAATTACCTGTGGCAAATAAATCGTGCTGAGGTATCCATTTTCTAAAAGCAAAATTTACAGTAAGTTTATGGAAAGTATTAACTGATCCTTGATTAACTTCTAAAATATTCAATGATCTTGGAAAAGCATCAATTAGTTTTACTGAATAAACTACATTATCTAATTCATTTAATTGTTTAACCACTAAACTAGATAAGTAAGCATTTTTATAGGATATCTCAGACGAATATGGGTTTACAACTTTAAAAAACCAAGCATCAAAAAAAGCTTTTAATCTCATATCCTGATCTAATACAAAAGTAAACCCTATTCCTTCTCCTCCAAAATCCATACCTACTGGTCTTTGGTGTACGGGACCTTGGGCTTTAAGTTGTTTAGTTGTGATATTTAGTACAGGAAAACTTGTACCTTCACAATATAAAGACGATAGAATAGATTCCGTAGCAAAACTAGAATTGGATAAACCAGGTGGCAAAGTAATATCTACCTCAAATTTATTTTGTTTAGCAAATCCTGTTGTCTTAGCGTACGCTACAAATGCTTCTAAACTAAAATTAGCTTGTGCCATTATTTTCTTTTTATTGATTTAGATTTGTTTTGATATACAAAATTTTCTAAAGGTAATTGTGAAGCTGTAATCCAATCATTCATGTTGATTTTTAAATACCTTGATCTAACATGATTTGACAGATACCTTTTTACTGCATCTCTAGCGGGCAATAAAGTAGAAGTACTGTTTATAATTTTCCAAGATAGATTTATCTTGGAGTTTTCTGTTATTGTATTATTACTTTTTAATTTAGTTAATGATTGTAGTAATCTAAATCTTAACATATAGGGCAAATAGTGTAAATTTATACCATAAAATCCATCAGAAACTGCTCTAAATGGAAGCACTAAAGGCATAGTATCGTAAATAGGCAATGTTGCTTTATGTTTCGGATCATAATAAAACAAATACATATTACCAGGATTAATGGTATTGACTAATTGCTTTTCGTTATTCATTATATCACTAACATCAAATTTATTGCTACTAGTCAATTGGTTAATTTTTGATTGATACCATTTGTATGACTTTCTAGTCCCATCGGCATTTAATCTAATACTTTCAAAAGGATCTGTCATTTAGTTAATCCTAAATCTTTTTCTGTTAAAATCATAAATTTAATTCCTCTGTCCTGACAGTATTCGAATGCGGCTTTCCATTTAGCATCATTTATCCCATATTGAAATACTTCATCAATAAATTTTTTGGTTTTCTTTTTAGGAATTTCTGGAGGTTTAGTGAATCTTTCAGGTTTTATTTCTATAAGATATTTTTGTATTTCGTTACTTTTATTTCTTACTTTGATAAAAAAATCAACAAAGTACCTGTGGACTTTCCTATCCACCGGTGAAATGTATGGTATAATAACAGTTTCAGACCCCCACTCTAAAATACTTGGATTTTCATCACACCATTTCATAAATCTTAGTTCCCATAATGATCTATAAATGATATTATTGATGTCACCCCTGTATTTTTCCGGAAGTTTAACTCTATACTTCCCTTTATAGGTTTTTGTATACATGTCCATATAAATAAATAATAACTATTTTATATTTATTAAGAATGGCCTACTCTCCAGAATTTAATCAAAAGTACAAGTCCTTAAATCTCAGAACAGATGAGTATTTCTCTGAATATGACATTGGGCAACTATACTATCCTACCGGACTGGGGACTGATCCAGATTTGCAACACTATGTGGCATTTTTTATTAATGTGCGAGGAAAATCTAAGTTTGATACAGAAAAAGATCAAAGATCTAAAACTGCTATTACACCATCTGGGGCAAATCTTAAATCAGAAGATATTAGTGTAAAAACACAAATAGCTGCAGGTGGCGCAGCTGCAGCTGTTGCGGCAGGTGTGTATGGCATAGTAGAAGGTAGAGCCAAAAAAGCAGGGCGGGCTGCTGCAAAAATTACAGCAGCCACAGGTGCTGCGATTGCTGCACTAGCAGCAGGCCAAAGTATAGCAGGCAATCTATTACAACCCGACAAAAGTTATAGAATAAAAGACGTAATAACTTTACATGTGGAAAATTCTCCTGCTACAAAATATGGTATAAATTATCAAAATCCAGATTTAGGAACTCTGACTGGATTTTTAGCTGGTGGCGGAGCATCTGCTGAAACTGTAGAAACTTTCGAATTTGCCAAACAGGCTGCAGCTATAGCAGCAATAAACATAGCAGCCCTACCAGCATCAGTCGGCGGAACTAAAATATCAGATCTAATAGGAGTATCGGCAAGGGTAAAAACTAATCCATTTACAGAAACGTTGTTCGAATCTGTAGATTTTAGATCATTTCAGTTTAATTATAGATTTTTACCTAATGATCCTTCTGAAACAAATAGAATTCAAGAAATAATAAAAAAATTCAAAGAACACATGCATCCTACGCTATCTGATAGCACATTGTTTTATATCTACCCATCAGAATTTGAAATAGTTTATTATTACAAAGGAAAAGAAAATTCTTTTGTTCATAAAATATCTAGATGCGCATTAACTGATATGGGTGTCACTTATGGTGGAGATCAATTTTCGACTTTTGATGATGGGGCACCTACTGAATACAATTTAACTTTGACATTTAGAGAACTAGAACTTTTAGATAGAAGAAGAATAAGAGAAGGGTTCTAATGTATTTTAATAAATTTCCAAAAATTTTATACACACTTGATAACAATAGATCAGGTCAGCTTGTGCCTGATATATTAAGAAGAGTAAAACTGTCTGATACACTTAAAAACAATTCTGCCTATTACTATGATTATGATATAAAAGATAATGAACGACCAGAAATGGTTGCTCATAGATTTTATAAAAATCCCGAACTGCACTGGTTAATAATGCATGTAAATGATATCATTGATCCTAGGTTTGATTGGCCATTATCTAATGATGATTTGCTTGATTATGTGATAGGTAAATATGGATTAAATTTTATTTACCATACTCATCATTATAAAGATCCAAATGGTAAAATAGTTAACAGTTACAAAGTTTTATCACAGTCAAATGATCCTGTTTTGCCTATCGTATATGAAGATTCGGGCATATACCAAAGAATTATGTTTCATCAAACACCTCCCGTTACTCTTACACCCGTTACTAATTACGATTATGAGTTAGAACTAAATGAAACTAAAAGAAGAATAAAAGTGGTAAGACCAGAATTAGTAGGTGATATAGTAAATGTTTTTGAAAAGATAATTAATACATGACTGGCGTTGTAGAAACATCTAAGAAATCTTTACAATCGCCGGGCGATGTAGATATACAAGAGTTATTTCTTATATCTGCAAGAGGCGACTACATTAATATAGATGATTATTTGGTTGAATTGAATATTTACGAATCAATAGATTCGCATACTATGTCAGGCGAAATAGTTATGTCTGATAAAGCGAACTTAACTAAAATTTTGCCAATAGTCGGTGACGAATATTTGATGGTAAAATTAAAAACACCTGATTTTCCTGATGCATATGTTATTAGTAAAACATTTAGAATATACTCAATAACTAATAGATCAATACCTGTAGATCAAAATACTCAACAGTATATACTAAGATTTTGTTCAATAGAAAGTATTGTGGACACTATTAATCCAATTTATAAAACATTTTCTGGCAAAATTTCAGATGTTGCAGGCGAAATCTTTGCAGATTATTTACAATCACCTAGGACTTTTTATCTTAAAGATGATAAACTTAATATAGGTGAAGAAAAATCATCGTTAATTATTTTAAATGATACAAGTAACAAAGTCAAATTTAATAGCCCAGGGTGGGGACCGTTAAAATGTTTAAATTGGTTAACTAATAAAGCTATACCAAAAGATAATCAAGCATGCAATTTTATGTTTTGGGAATCAAATAAATTTTTCTATTTTGGTAGTTTAGAAAAAATATTTTTAAGAAATGAATTAGGATCCGTCGGTACTATCGGCGAATATCATTATGCTCCGCCAGGAACATTTAGAACTATTGACATCCATAAAAAAATGTTTTTAATAGAAAATTTAAGTATTAAAAAATTAAATGATTCTTTACAAAATTCTAGTTTAGGCTACTTATCTAGTACATTATATACTTTAGATGTTATAAACAAAAAATATGAAGAATTTGAATACGATCATTTAGAAAGTTTTAACAAATATACTCATGTTTCAGGAAAAAATGCTTTACCGTTGTTTACAAGTCCTTTAAGAAATCCATTATCATTTACTTCTATTTATACTAAGAATCCTGGACTTTTCGACAACGCACCAGACAATGTAAATGAGAAGATGGGTACAATCTATGGTAATAGAAGATCTAATATGTTAGACCTAAATAATTTTGTACTTGAAATAACTGTGCCGGGAAGAACAGATGTTGAAGTAGGATCATTAATAGATTTAATATTTCCAGATATATCACCTAAAGATGAAAGTGATACTACTATGAGTAATGATAGACTTTACTCAGGCAAATATCTTATCACTGCTATAAGACACAAGGTTACACCGGTAAGGCATCACATGATTATGGAAATAGTTAAAGACTCCTTCCAGGGCGATTTTAAAGAAGCAAGAACTAAATTTGCGGATGTATTATAATGGAGATGTTTACTAAAGATGGATTAGTTTGGTGGATAGGTGTAGTTGAAAATAGAAATGATCCAATAAAATTAGGTAGATGTAAGGTAAGAATCTTCGGATATCATATTGGTGACAAATCAATATTACCTACAGAAGATTTGCCCTGGGCTGTTGCTATGCAACCTATTACCTCGGCAGCAATATCAGGTAAAGGCGGTACCCCGGTAGGCCCTATAGAAGGAACCTGGGTAGTAGGTTGGTTTTTAGATGGAAATGAAAAGCAACAACCTATGATGATAGGAACTTTGGGTGGGCAACCTCCAGGTAACCCTTTATGTGAAATAAAAAATCTAAAAACAAATACTATCAATGGAAATTTTTGGAAAGATAGTTCAAATAATCCAGTATATGATTCCTTCGGAAATCCCATAGCTAGAGATACTGATACTACATCTGATAATGTTGTGGTAGAAAACTTGCCCCCATTATCATTGGATAATATAAAAACTCTTATATCAGCTATAGGGCAAAGAGAAAGTAGCAATAGTTATACGGCAGTAAATTCTTTTGGTTACTTAGGTAAATTTCAGTTTGGTGCAGCTGCCTTGATAGATTTAGGATATGTGTATGCTGGTGCTACAAATAACAATTTATCAGATCCAAGTTGGTGGGTAAATCCACCTAAGGATGGTATAAAAACCAAAGAAGATTTTCTTGCTAATGGTAATGTGCAAGAACAAGCAATGTTTAATTTCTTGAAGATTAATTACAAAAGACTTCTTAATAATAAAGTTATATCAATAAATGATGATGCAGCTACAGTTGGAGGTTATTTAGCTTCTGCTCATTTAGTCGGTGCAGGTAATGCTAATAAATTAGATAAAAAAGATGGTAATAGTGTAAAAGCTGGAACTTATTTTTCTATAGGTAGTACAGCTTGCGGAGGTGATGGCACAATTCCTAAAGATGCAAGTGATATAGCTAACAGAGATTCATACGTCCCGGGTAATCCAAACAATCTAACTAATGATCCTACAAAATCTCTTAATTCTCCAGAATTGGCAAGGACACAATCTTTTGCGGACCCCAATAAAGTTTATCCTACTTGCGAATATTCTGGTACTGTAGATACTAATAAATTAGCTATTGGGGATGACACACATTCTAGTTTATCAAAAAAGAAATTAAACAGAATAGAAAATATACCTTTAGCTGGTACATATAATACATGGAATGAACCTATTTCGGCTTTTTGTGCTAGGTATCCTTATAATCAAGTTATAGAAACAGAATCTGGGCATATAGTTGAATTAGATAATACCCCCGGTAAAGAAAGAATTCATGTTTATCATAAAACTGGAACCTTTATTGAAATAGATGTAAACGGTAGTATGGTAAGAAAAGTAATTGGCGATAATTATGAAATTTTAGACAGAAACAATAATGTATATGTCAAGGGAGCGCACAATCTAACTATTGACGGAGCAACAAAAATTTTAGTCAGAGATAATGCAGATATACAAATTGAGGGTAATTCAAATATAGTTAGTAATGGCAATATGAATATTTCTGCAGCTAAAAATGCTGCGGTATTTTCTAAAAATACAATAGTTACAGGAACTGAGAGTGTAGGTATAATATCAGATGGAGATGTTAATATACAAGGCAGAAATGTTTTTATTAAAGCTACAGGTAATATGAATTTAGATGCAGGTGCGAGTTTTTCTGCCCTAGGTAGAATATCAGCAGCTCTACATGGTGCTATAACTAAAATTAAAATGGGTGCAGAAAAAGTTTCTCAATTAGGAGTTTCTTTTAAACCGCCTGCAGCTAGAACACCAGATAATACTAGTTTGGCATATTTAACTTTACCCACATGTACGCCTCAAGCATTTTTATATGATGCAAATGATCCAGAGGCTCAAGAATTTAGGGAGAAAAAAATAGCTAACGGAGAACTTATAGATTCAGTCCCAAGGGCATCAGCTAATGTAGATGCTACAGTAAATGGTTTATTTGGAAAAGAATGCGATTGTAATGAATTTGCTAATTTCTTAGATTTTCCAGATACTATTAGACTTTCTAAATATTTTACACTTGGATCATTAACAAATAGAGCTCCTGCTAGCTCCACTGCTTTACAATCTAATAGAGGTTTGAGTAAAGCAGACATTGCTTGCAATTTAAAGAATCTTGCTGTGAGTTGTTTAGATCCTATAAAATCAAAATATTCTGACATGATAGTTACTAGCGGATTTAGAACAGGGGGTAGTACTTCTGATCATGATATAGGGTGCGCTGCGGATATGCAATTCACAAAACATAATCTTGATGAATATTTTGAGATTGTACAATGGATACGTACTAATGTGCCTTTCAAACAACTTTTGTTGGAATATCAACAAAGAAGTAATGGTAAAATTGCTTGGATTCATATAGCATACAGTAAAAATAATGCTGTTGCATCTTTACCTACTGCTACCTTTTTTAATCATTCAGTTTATGCAAGAAATCAATTCGTAAACTTAGCCTAATAAATATCTAAAATGCTATCAAGAATAGTACGTAATTTTAAAGACATTAGTTTATCTTTTGACCCACACCCCTTTACTAAAGATTTAGTAATAAAAAAAGATTTAGAAGCAATAAAGGGATCAATAGTAAATCTAATATCTACCAAACCTTTCGATAGACCATTTCACCCAGAAATAGGTTGCCAAATTCACACATTATTGTTTGAACATTTTACCCCGGTAACTAGGGCAATAGCAGAAAAATCAGTATATGATGTTTTAAGTAAATTCGAACCTAGAATAAATTTAGTTAGAGTTGAGGTGACTAATTCTGACGATGAGAACGAAATGATTGTATCAGTAATGTTTACTTATAATAATGTAATAGAACCCATTACACTAACTACCTTCATCAGTAGGGCAAGATAATGTCCAATATCACTTTAGCAGATTTAGATTTTGATTTAATAAAAGAAAACCTTAAAACCTATCTAAGAGATTACAGGGATAGTAACGGGGCGCCTGTATTTACTGATTTTGATTTTGAAGGTTCCAATTGGGCTATATTATTAGATGTTTTAGCATACAATACTCATATGAATGCGTATTTGTCAAATATGATTCTTAATGAGATGTTCTTAGATACTGCAGTTAAAAGAGCATCTGCAGTATCGTTAGCTAAACAACTAGGCTATACCCCTATATCAGCTAGAAGTGCAAGGGCTACTTTAACGTTTACTGTAGATGCCCCCACTGGAAATCCAACATTTTTGACTTTAGAAAGATACACCCCATTTACGACCACTATAGATGGATCTGTATATACCTTTGTAAATTTAAATCCAATTACTATACAACCTAAAGAGGGTATCTATACTTTTGAAAATATTGAAGTGGTAGAAGGTTTGCCCTTAGAATATGTTTTTAGAGTAAATGTTCCTGGTCCAAGTGAAAAATATGAAATTCCTAATGATGATGTAGATACCACTACATTAAAGGTAAGCATACAAGAATCGTTTAGTAGTACGACCTTAAATACATATGAAAATTCAACTACGATATCCTCCATTCAAGGTTCATCGAAGGTATATTTTTTAGAAGAAAGTCCTTTAGAAAAATATCAATTGTATTTCGGCGATGGTGTAATAGGCAATAAACTAATTTCTGGTAATCTAATAAGAATACAATATCTAATTAGTGCAGGCGAAGTAGGTAATGTTGCAGAAAATATAGATCAAATTTTTAATTGTGCTACTAATATAGGTGGTGGAACTATTAGTACTGTTACTACAGTTACTAATTCTCACGGAGGAGCAGCCAAAGAATCTTTAGCTAGTATAAAATTTAATGCTACAAGATTTGTTACAACTAATGATAGAGCAGTCACAGCAGAAGATTATAAAGCATTAGTACAAAACTATTATCCTTTAGCTGAATCTGTTGCTGCATGGGGCGGCGAAGAAAATAATCCTCCAGAATATGGCATAGTTTATATTGCATTAAAACCATATGAAGGATTTACTATTAGTAATAGTGTGAAAGAAGATATTCAAAAATCTATTTTAAACAATAAAAAATTAGTAACAGTAACTACTAAATTTATAGACCCGGAATACTTTTATGTTAATCTGACTGTTAATGTAAAATATAATTCTAAAACTATTTCCGTTTCATCCAACGAATTAAAAAACAATGTAATAGAAGTAATACAAAATTATTTTTCAAACGATTTACAAAAATTTGATAAAGATTTTATATTCTCTAAACTTTCTAAAAACATAGATGAAGTAGATTCAAATGTAATAGGTAATTTAATTAAGGTTAAATTACAAAGAAGAATCACTCCAGTTTTAAATACTAATATAAGTTACAGTTATTCCGATACAATAAAATTTAATAATGCCATATTGCCTGGTACTTTATCAACTACTAGATTTATTTTTGATAATGGCGGGACATTAATACCAGTAAGAATATATGATATTCCAGATTCTAATCCTGCAAGTTTAACTGGTACGGGGACATTAGTTTTAAAACACGCAGAAAACAATACTACATTGGATACTAATTATGGAACTGTTAATTATAGTACAGGTGAGGTAAGCATACCAACATTAAATGCTTTTGCCTATCCTATAGACACTAATGACATAAGATTGACATTTGATTTGCAAGATTCAGCATTAGATATACAAGTCAATAAAAATCAAATCCTAGTATTAGATAATAGTACATTAAATGCGCAAGGCAACAGAAATGAGGGATTGATTGTTAATACTATAGCAACGGTAATCTGATGGAACTTTCATCCAATAAATCTAGCTATAATGAAGACGAAAATCTTCAAATATTTCTTGACGCGCCCACATTAACAAATTCGTATGTCAGTTATACTGTTTCAGGAATATCAGAAGCTGATCTAGACACTACTAAAGGTGCTGGATTGGTAGGAGTATTTACTACAGATGATTATGGTAAAGCTTCGTTAAATTTTTACATTAAAGCTGACAATCTAACAGAAGGTTCAGAGACTTTTACTTTATCATTAACAGATACAGGCAGAACTGAAACTATTTCCGTACCCATATCTGACACATCAGTATCAACAACAAAATCCTTATCTTCAACAAATACTATATCAGCTAGTTCATATAGTATTAATGAAGGAACTACAGTAACTTTTACAATTACAGGTATAACGAATGTAACAAATGGGCAATCATTAAATTATGAAATTATATCTGGCAAAAAAGATGGTTCATCGACGGGTTTTAGTGTATCCGATATTACTGGCTCATTAACAGGAACATTTGTAGTAAATAATGGCTCGGGTACTTTTTCTGTTCAAGTTAATTCTGATCTATTTTATGATTCTGGAGAATTATCATCCAGAACAGAATATTTCCATGTAAGGGTTTATTCTAGTCCAGATAATGAAATAAATGTACTAGGCCCTAATATGGATGGTTATTCCACCCATATAACTGTTGCCGATTCTTCAGTGCCGGTATTTAGTTTATCTGGTCCTGCTAGTATTAGTGAAGGTACGCCATTTACCATTACCTTAATTGTAACAGGTACTATAGGTCAAGGTACTCTAATACCTTATTCAGTTTCTGGAATTAATGCCGAGGATCTTTCCAGTGGCACTCTTGCGGGAAATTTCACATTAGCTGAAACCGGCAACCCCGGCGAATATAGCGGCACTGCAAACTTCACCTTATCGAATGATCTTAAAACTGAACCATTTGAAAATTTTGTTATTTCTATTAATAATGGCGCAACAACTTATACAAAAGTCATCACTGATTCTTCTCAAGCACCACCCTCCGAAATAACTTATTCTTTACAAGCTAGCTCACTTTCAGTAACAGAAGGTGACACTGTTACTATTTCATTGTATACAACAAATGTAAGTAATGGCACACTTGTTCCATACACTATAACTGGCGTTTCTGCCTCAGATATAGGCACAGCATTAACTGGCAACTTTACTGTAACTAATAATTCTAGTAGTCTAACATTAAATATTACACAAGATGGTGTGGCAGAATCTGCAGAAACCATTAGATTATCTTTAAATGGCACATCAGAATACGTAGAGGTTGTGATACAAGCATCTGTATTCAATCCTACAGCACCCACTTATAGTTTATCTTCTAGTTCATCTAATTTAAGAGAAGGTAATACAGTTGTAGTTTCTCTTACTACCACCAATTTAGGTATAGGCGTATTTGTTCCTTATCTAATTACAGGGACAAATATAACAAGTGGAGATTTAAACGTACCCTTAGCAGGTGGGGGATTCACTTTAGATAGCGCAGGGGCAGCTAATATAACTATTGCTGCGAATAGTGATTTATTGACAGAAGGCACTGAAACACTTAGATTATCTTTAGTTAATAGCCCAAGCAATTATGTGGACATTAACATAGTTGATATATCTGTATCTTTGCCAACATATACATTGACAGCAAATACATTAGTTAATAATGAAGGC